TTAGTAAAGGTAGGACTTGATCTGTGGCCTTCTGTACATTTGTAAATAGCAGAACCATACTTAACAATGTTTCCTTCTTCGTACTGTGTGTTTACAGCCCAAGATCCTCTCCAAAGAGCACCATCTGACTGTAGCTCCCATTTTGGTTCTGGAGGACTAACATCAGTACCTGCTAAGTCGTTTGTAAATGTTGCAGACGTATGTACACGTTTTGCAACATAGGTTTTACCATTTTGCTCAATGATGTCGTCAATGTTATAGTCATAACCTGCAACCCACGGCCCTTTCCATGTAAACCTAATTCTATTTAATTTAAATTCTGCCATTTTTTTCTACCTTTAAGTTAAATTCCGCTAGGATATTCATAACCTTCATTAATACGAACTACAAGTTGTCCTTCATCGTCAACATAATAAAATATAGATCTATTGTCCCATCTATACTGCTCGTAATTTAAATTTTTGTAAACTTTTTCGTGTTTTACATCTCGTCCTTCAAAAAAGTCCTCGCCTTGTACAAAGTCTTCAAAATTATCTTCTTGAAGTCCATTTTTATTAATTGTAACAGAATCGCCTGCTTTAAGTTGATCTGTTTTTTCCATATACAATTCACCGTCGTCTGTTCTGCGAAGACCGTAAAAGTATCTTGCATCAGTTTGTGCAACTAACTCACTTACACTTTGTCCTAAAAAATTACTCATTATACAATCTCCACCATACTTAGAATAACGTCAACACTGTCGTTAAGATTAGACTCTACATACAGCACATCGTCTGCTCGCATAATCATTTTTTCGCCCTTACCAAAAGGCTTAAATGTACTGTTAGGCGGAATTGGCATATCTTTAACTAGATATGCAACTACACTTCCGTCTCCATCTCCTAGTAACACGCTTGCAGTAATAACACCATCTGTCGTATTTGCTAAACTAAGTCCTAATACTGTTGTGTTGTTAGCGGCAGGTGTTGTGTAGATAGGAGTTCTAACAGTGCCAATGTCTTTTGCGATTACATTTTTAAAATTTGTTGCCATCTTTCTTTCCTAAATTGTAATTGCTAGTTTAATAGCAATCTCCTCCGCATCATTATATGTAACCGCACCTGTTGCACCTGCAACAGAAACCCAGTTTTCAGCTACATCATAAATTTCTACTCTATCTTCAATGCTATTGTATCTCATCATTCCTACCTCTGGGCTAGGATGTCTGTTAGCATTTGTACCTACCGGAATAACAAATCCGCCAGTACCTTCGACTTTAAAGTAACCTGTACCTTGCTGTCTTAATATTGTTACTTCACCGTCAACTTCATTAGTAATTACACTTCCGTTGAAACTAAAGTTTTCAATTCGAACTTGACCTGTACCATTTGCTTGTAGTAAAAGGTCTTCATTAGTAGTTATCGTTTCTAGCACATTATCGTGAATTGCTATGTCGTCTACTTCTAGTCTAGCAACATTGAATCTTGCTTGGTTAACATCGGCTACAAGATCACCTCCTGCATAGAAACGCAATACGTTATCGTTTGCCCCTGGAGTTAGTTCTGGTGTAATGTAAGTGTCTCGGTCATCGTCATAAACACCACCTAGTGCTGACCATGTTCCGTCATATGCTTCAAAAGTACTAGTTTGACTGTTGTAACGAATCATGCCTGTTTCTGGAGTTACAGGTCTTTGTGCTGTTGTTCCTGTTGGAAGTATCAAACTTCCTGTAGCATTGATTTCAACAATTTCACTGCTTGGATTTAATACAATATTACCTGTGCTGTTTGTAATAGTGTTGCCATTAAATTCTAAGTCATCTATAACTACATTACCTGTACCATTAGTTGTTAGATTAATATCACCGTTTGATTCTAAACTTTTAATGTAGTTGTCATTAACTTCTAAAGTATCTACAAACAATCTGCCTGTGTGTAATTCTGCCCAATTTTTACTTGCACTTCCTAAGTTGTAGGTATCATCTGTTGCAGGAATAATGTCACTGGCAATTTGTGCTGTAATTGTTAAATCATCGCCGGCATCGTCACCAATTTGAATATTTCCTCCAATAGTAACGTTACCACTAACATCCAAGTTGCCTGTAATATCTACATCGTCTTGTAAATTAATTACGCCTGTACTTGCATCTAGATTTAAATCTCCGTTAACAGTTTCAATAGTGTTACCTGAAAGTTTTACGTTTCCTGCTTGTACCTTTGTACCATCGATAATTGTTGTATTAGTGCCGTCTGTAAATGTAATACCTTCGTTGTTGTTAAACAAGAACTCTGCGTTAGTAAATGATACTTCGCCAGTTTCTTGATTTACACGGAATAAATCACCTACTCTAAAATCACCTTTATGGTCAACTGTTGAGTAATAAACATTTGCATCATTAAGTTTTACAACTTCGTTTGCTTGTACTACTGTTGTAGGATCATTGTCAACTTCTTTACCGTTACCGATATATGCAAGGTTTTGACCTATTAGGTACATAACTACGCCAGGTCCGTCTGCATAAATTCCGTATTCACCGTATACTGCCGCTGATGCAATACTTCTTACTTCTCCGCCAAAGTCACTTAGATCAACTAGTTCAAATGCTGTTGCTGTATCGCCACCACTAAATCTAATATCTTGAATAAAGATATTGTCGTCTGTCATTATAATACTACCAACGTCACCTTCAAAGTGACAAAGCAGTACTGTGTCATTGTCAACTACTAATGGAGTTGTAGGAGCAGTAAAGTTAGCAGAATATCCTGTGCCTTTTCTAATGCGTAGTTCGTCTACTTTTACTGCAAAAAATTCTTCTGTTCCGTTATACTTTGCACCAACACGCAAGGGTTTAGTAGTACCTAAATCTTCCGAACTTACATAGCTGTTACTTAGCGTACCGTTAATATAACAACGTAATGTGCCGCTTACTCTTGTAATTGCAATGTGATACCAATCAGAAGCATTAAACACAGTAGAAGGAGTAATAACATCTGTATCGCCTATTGCAATATTAAGTTCAGTTGCATCAAAATAAGCTCTTAGTGCAGTATCGTCGTCTGCACCTGCTCTAAAATCAAACAAATTTTGAATGCCAGTAATAGAGTCTAGATTAATCCATGCTTCGACTGAAAAGTCTCCGGTGCCAAAGCCAAAGTCTGGTTCTGAAATAATTTCTAAGTAATCGTTAGTTCCGTCTAGTACAACCGAAGTGCTACCCACTTTTGAATTTGCAACTAATTGTGCATCACCTTTTGCACTTACAGTTTTTGCTGAACGCTTGCCGGGTTTTTCAAATCCTGTAACTTTTCCATCAAGGTAAAAATAATCCCCATCAGCAGTTTCAATAGTTCCTGTTGCAATTACTGTAGTTCCGTCTGTGTCGTACAGTGTAATTGTTTCTCCGTTACTAACACTTCCGCTTTTTCCTGAAACTTTTAATTTAGTTTTACCGTTGCCTTTTAGTCCGTCGTTACTATCAAATACATACATACCTTTATTTGCAAAATATGTAAATGAATTTAACCATTCAACTCTGGCACCGTTTGTAATAGTAAGTGCATCGACACCAGGTGTAATAAATGTTACGCTATGGAATAGCATACTTGCTTCTCGTGAAGCAGAAACTGCATATGCACCGTCAACGTAAGCACCTTTACCAGCGTCACCTGCATCATAACCTCTTGGGTCACTTACACTTGTTGTGCTACCTTGTGTAATAACACTAACATTTCTAATGTACGGAGAACGTAAATTTACTCTAAAATCCGTTGCAAAACGGAAAGCGTATCCGTTGTCCGGGAATGTTCTATTACCACCGTTACAACTAAAAATTAAATCTCTAATAAAAATTCTTTGTCCAACATGTGAATCATGATTGGCATTTAAGTCTAGCGTTAAATCACCAGTTGTATGATCGTATGTTGCGTTTGTTACTGCAACAGGTGCTGTACTGTCACTAAAGTCAACATCGCCGCCACTTACATAAGTGTGTGCAAAAGGACTTGTTCCTACATTAACTTTAATAGTATCTGCGTCTGTAGTTTCAGTAATATTAAAATATCTGCCGCCGCTATAAAAATCTTTAATAGTAATCTCTTCAACTGTTGATTCACCATTAACTAAAAATGCATCATTATATTCTGAGTCAGCAGTTGGTAAAACAGTTACACTTCTTAAACTGTGACCTTTTAGTGTAACACCTTGTGGAACTGTGATTGGAAATTCTTCGTAGTATGTACCTGGATATACATAAACAGTATCTCCACTGCTTGCTAATCCTAATGCGTATTCAATTGATGCTACCGGATCTTGAGGATGGGCACCTCTAGTTGGTTCGTCTGTTCCGTTGTCCGAAACATAAAAAATGTTACCTGGAGTTGATACTAGGTCAAGTCCTTCAAACGAAATATCATTGGTTGTAATAGATTCGACAAAAGTGTCGCCAAAGTGTCCTTCGTCCCAACGTTTTACTGCACTACCTAAACTGTAAGTATCTGTTTGATCTGGGATAATATCCGAAGCAACTTCTGCATTTAAGATAATATCGTCAGTGTCTGCATCACCAATTTGAATATCACCATCTGCACTAATATTTCCTGTAGCGTGTAAATTACCAGTAATATTAGTATTACCTTCAATGTTTACAGTACCTGTACCATTAGCACGAATGTATAAATCTTCGTTAGTGTTTGTATTTTCAATAAAACTGTTATTGATTTCTAGATCGCCAATTTCAACACGATTGGCTACAACAACTTTGTCTGCTGTTGTAATTGTAAATTCTTGTGCGGTTGTGGAAATAGTATTTGTGTTACCGTTAATATTGATATTACCGATATCAAATACGTTATTTGTGATTTCTAAATCTGTTACCCGTGCTACGCCATCAACATCTAAGGCATACTGTGGAGAGCTTGTTCCGACACCTATGCGGCGATTTGTTACATCAAGATATAAAAGGTCTGTCTCAAACGCCAAATCTACGCCGTTGCGTAGTAAGTTTGACTTTAAGAGCGGACCGGATATGCGACCAATTGCCATCTCTTCTCCTTACACACGGGGATCCTGTCCCACCAACCTAATTTTCAGCCCTCGCTCTTTGCCGGTTGACCACAGTATTAGTTGCACTCGTTTTGGTCTTTTAAGTGCATACTATTATTTATCCGCATGTAAGATTATTCAAGGATTACGTTCCAAATATAAGCTAATTCCTCGACGTCTTCTTCAAGAATTGCTTCTACTTGGCCCGCGGCATTGATCCACTGTGTACCATTGTATGTTTCGAGAAATTCATTATCTGTACTCCATCTAGTGTGTCCTATTTCTGGGTTTGTAGGTCTTTCAGCATCAGTACCATAAGGAATAACAAAGCCGTTAACGTTGTCAATTTTTAGATAAGCTCTGTTATCAGTATTTGTTAAATCAAAACTAAACGTAGGAGCATTTGTTGTATCAGTAAGAATACTATCTCCAAATGTTAGTGTTTCGATATTTGTTGTTCCAGTTCCATTTGAGCGTAACCAAGCAGTACCATTAGTTTGATCAGAACTTACAATGTTTCCATCAATGCTAAATTTATGTCCAGAACTAAATCCTCCTGATTCTAATAGTGTTCCATTTAATGTATGATTAGTTACGTTATCTGTCACAAAACTATATTGATTGTTTGAAAGGTCAAGATATGTGTTACGATCTGAATCGTAAATACCTTGTAGTGAAACAGCACCGCCGCCAACAACACCTTCAAATACATTATAGTCAGTGTTATATCTAACAGCACCTGTTACATTAGGTCTTTGCAAACTGTCGCCTTTTGGAACAGTCATATGACTTGTAGCATCTATATCTAACGAATTAGTAGCAGATATAATTAAATCTCTAGTTGTGCCTCCGAGATTATTTGTTACTTGTGTCCAATAATCAAGACTTGGACTAGTTAATGGTAAATTGTAATTTGTGGTATCTTCTAGCAATGTTACTACTGTTGGATCTTGTGTTTCAAGTTTTGCACGAGTTTCAGGTAGCCAATAATCATCAACCTCTGTATCACGCCATGCTAAGTCGCCAGTGTAGCTTGACATTGCCAAATATAGATATTCTATACACAAGTCATTGTAGTCTAAACCTGTTTGATCAGTATACCATGCAAATGGTGGATAGTTGTATCCTGGAACACCGCCTGCTTGATAACCGCCACGTGCAATATCCATTGCCGCTGTTAAGTCTGTTGGTCTTGTTGTTCCAAGATCTGCATAACTTTCAACAAATCCCTTTTCAATAATAAAATATCTTAATATTCTTTCAAGGGTGTGATCTCTTACGCTACCTACACCATCTCCTAATAAATTAATATTGTTAGCATACATTGAGGTAGTTCTTGATTTCCAACCTCCTAGTGTAGTAGTAACGCTTGTTTCTTCTGCAACGTTTTGATAAATTGCAATGCCTGTTAGTCCGTTAGAAAATTGTGCATACATTGTTGCATCGTCTACCACATTGTTATAATCATTATCAAGATAACTAGCAAGAATATTTGCAACATGTAAATGTTGTTCTTTGCTTACTCCTGTTGTTGCCATTACAGGAATGTCAAATACTAAAATTGTATTTGGAAAAACTTCTGATAGAGATTCATATCCTACAAAAATATCAATTATATTTTCGTCAGTTTCTAGTATTTCAAACTCGCCGGTTCGACTAAATCTACTGCGAATTTCGTTATCTTTAATTTCAATATCTTCAAAGTATACGCTACCTGTTCCGGTTGCTTTAAGTTCTAAATTTGCATTACTTTCGTTAGTTCCAATACTTGTCGGACTAATGGTTAAACTATCTAGTTCTACAGAAGTTGTATAAGATGTACGCCACGTTTTGTTTGCATTGCCTAGTTTATAAATGCCTGTTGTTTTTGGTAATAAATTTTGATCAATATCAACTTCAAATGTAATTGTATCACTAGCGGCATCACCTAGTGTAATATTCCCACCAACAGTAAAGTTTCCTGAAGTTGTTACATTACCTTGTACATTTGTATCTGTAAGGAAATTTAAAGTTGTGTCTTTAGACTTAATGTTTAAATCTCCAGAAGTTGCATATACAGTATTGCCAATAATTTGTAAATTTCCGTTCTTTAATGTATCAGAACTAATATAAATTTCATTGTCATCTGTAACTACTCTTACAACACTGTCACTAGCAAAAATGCTTTCAACATCAAAACTTGTAGTTCCGTTTACTTGGTCAACATTAAAGTTGCTACCTACATTAAATACACCTTTATGGTCTTGGCTAGTATGATAAACATTTGCTCCGTTAGATGTAATAACTTCGCTAGAACTATCTACTAAACTGTCATCGTTGCTAGAATCCTTGCCTGTGCCAATATAAGTAAAGTTATGATTAATCAAGTACATTAAACTGTCTACACCGTCAGCGTTTACACCTTGGGCACCATATACACATGCACTACCGATACTTCTTAGTTCTGCACCATAAACCCTAGTACTATCTGCAAGTAATCTACCTTGATCACCTTGTTCTGCTTTCAGTCCTACTGATGCAAAATATGTAAATGAATTTAACCATTCTACTCTAACACCATTACGCATAACAATACAAGGAACACCTGGCGTCATAAATGTACAACTATGGAATAACAATGTTGCCGCTGTAGAGTTTTCATTAACAGCACCGCCGTCAATTAATGCACCGCGTCCTGCATCTCCGCTATCGTATCCTCTTGGATCATCGTCGGTAACTGTTGTACCTTGTGTAATTACAGTAACGTTTCTTAAATAAGGACTTCTATAGTTTACTATAAAGTCAGGAGCAAATGCTACTGCATATCCTTTGTCGTTTACACTGTCATAATAATAATCTTTAATTGTAATATCTTGAATGGTAGCAAAGCCTTCAAGTTCAAAACAGTTTTCAGATTGGCTATCAGTAGTTGGTGTAATTTCTACCGAACGTAAACTGTCGCCTTGAATAGTAATACCATCTGGAACTGTTAATGGAAATGTTTCTTGATATTGCCCAGGATAAATGTAAATTAATGTTCCTCTACCTGCATTAGCAAGTTCAAGTGCCTTTTCAATAGTAGCAACAGGTCCTGCTGGATGAGTACCTCTGTTAGTATCATTTCCGTTGCCTTTTGATACATAGATTACATTTGTTTCTTTTGTTAAGTTAATACCTTGATAAACAATGTCTTTACCGGTAAGTGTATCTGTAAACAAAGATTTAATGTGTGCGTTAAAACGTTTTGGTATAACAGTACTGTCATCTGTTTGACCAATTTTATATCTATTAGTTTCATTAGGTATAATATCGTTTTTAAACTCTGCTAAAAATCTTGCACTGTCAGTACTATCATCACCAATAGTAATTGTGTCGCCACCATAAGTAATATTACCTGTAGCATGAACATTACCTGTTACGTTTAGTGTTCCGTTTGGATCACCTTGTAATTGTAACTTTCTAGGATAACTGTCTGGATAGTTTGCCTCAATATGTGCTTTTAAGGCAGCAACATTTGGGTGATCACTTAAACGTCTACTTGCTGGAAAGTATTGCCCATTTGTAAATTGGCCGTTCAGTGTTAGTGTTTTAAGAACATCGTCTGCTTGAACATCGCCGTCTTGGTCCCAATCAAAAACATCTAATTCGTCTTGTGTAAACGGTGCACCTCTGAGGGAAATTGCTTGTGCTTCTGCATATAATCTATCACCGTCATTGTCAGGAGCACTTGCACTGTCTTTAGGACCTGGGTACCAGTATTCGCCATAGTAATCTTCGTTGTTCCAAGCAGTTGTCATTCCTGCTTTCCAAGTTGATTGGAACCCAACACTTGCATTAGTTACAATAGCTTCGATTGCACCTGAACTTCTTACAGCGTAATTTAAACTACCAAGACCGCCCATTGTAAAGAAGCCGTCTGGGTGTGTAGTTTGCAGTGTAACATTTCCGCTAGGAACACTTGCACCTAAACTACTAATAGTAAAGTCGCCAACCGTAAGACTGTTTCCTAAAATAATATCAGGACTTGCATCTCCACTATTACTTTTAAAAGATCCGTTTACAGTTAGTTTTCGAGGAGTGGTATGAGTATTAACACCAATTGTTCCGTCTCGTTTAATAACAAGTAAATCAGTATCAAACGCTAGATCTGCTAATTCTCTTTGTAGATTTTCGGCAAGTAACTGACCGCCGATACGTTGGACCTGTTGTGCCATTGTAACTCCTCTTTTATGTATTTATAGGAATTACTTGTCAAAATTGTGTAGCACGTTTACAGGTTTTCCGCTAGGTACTGGAGTACCAAATTTAATGTACCAGCCGTCTAGATAAGGTGCATTAGGACCAGTTAAACTGCCTCCTGAACTTTGCAATAATGAGTAGTTTGATACTGGTAACTGAAAAACGTTTTCAACAAATACTAAAATGTTTGCTTCTGCAATAGGAACAGGATAGAATGCATCACCCGAATCTAAAGGACCAAATACTGTTTCTGTTCCATCACCGTTACCTAAGTTTTGATTTGTAATTGTAATTGGTTCTCTAAATCGAATAGGCTTCCAAGTTCCGTCTTGATAAACTTCAAAGTTTGTTTCGTCTGTGTTATAACGTATAAGTCCTTCTTCAGCATTGTAGGGTCTTTCATTTTGAGCACCTTTAGGCACTAAGAGAGACTTTGTTGTTTGCATAACAACATTGCCTTCTGTAGTGTAGTTAATGCCCGGAGCATTTACTGATAATTGTCGTCTATTAAGACTTAAACTTTTCAGAAATCTCATTATACCTCCAAGTAGCTGATTGTTGCCGCTAAGTTAGCTGGTGCTTGACTTACTGCTACAATTTTGTCGCCTGCTTCCATTACAATTTTTTCGCTATCAAATGTAAATGTATCTGAACCTGCAATAAACAAGTTATTTACAATTTGATTTGCTGGACCTCTTGATTGTCCGCTTTTAACAATATGTAAATCGAACTCAGTGTCGTTATTACCGCTTGAGTCGAATGTTGCAGTATTACATACTATTAATGCTGTAATGGCATAGGTTTTGTCAGCCGGCACAGTTAATAATGTTGTATCTGTTAGTGCTATTGTTCCGTTTGCTATTGCCATTTTATTTCCTTAAAAAATCATACTATAAAGTAATGATCTGTTTCTACCAATTACTTCGTCTGCTGTGTCATTACTATTTACGTAATATAAACCTGTAGTTCCAAGTCCTGGCTCTTTACCGTATAAAAGTGTTCCGTCTGCTACTGAAACTGGATCTGATACTTGTTCAGGCATTTTTAAAATTCCGTCAACTGTGACAGAACCTGTACCAAAACTAGCAAGAATTAATTCTGTTCCACTAGTATCCGTTGAAATAGTATTTCCTTCAAACAAAATATTTTCAATAATAGAATTATTTTCTTTAAAGTTTGCTACTGATGTTCCGTTAATAGTAATATCAAAATTACTTGTAACTGCTTCAACATCGTCGTCTGATAATTCAACCTTTGAATCACCTTGTACAATGTTTTTAATAGTAATGTTTTGAATACCACTAACAATAGCATCATCTACATACTTTTTGTTAGTAAGTATATCATCTTCTGTAACTTGATCTTCGTAGTTGTTTGTTCCGTCAACTCTTACAACACCAGTACCGCTATTAATTAAATTTAAGTCGCCGCCACCGGTTGAAATACTGTTTACACGGATACCAATTAGTGCATTATTTAGATCTCTAAACGTAAACGCACCGCTTTTTACAGTATTAGTTAATGGATCTCTATAGTTTAGAGTTTCGTCAAACACCATGCGTACTGAAGTATAAGTGACAGCATCGCCGCCTCTATCAATTTCAATACCTGCTTGCTGAAGTGTGATACCACTACTACCGGTTTCTCCTTCGTTAATAACAATAATGTTGTCTTTAACTGTAAGATTTTCACTGCTAACAGTGGTAGTATCACCTTCTACAACTAAGTCGCCTGTTACTCTAACAGTACCTGCTTCCACACCTGTGTCGAGACGAATCTCCCCGCCCGATTGTACAGTTACAGTATAGTTACCATTAGGTACATTTAGAAACTTAGACATCTAGTCTGCTCCTTAGATTGCTGTTAATCTTAGTAGCGATTCTGTAGAGTCATCTTCAGTTGCCCATGTATAAGAATTTCCATCATAGTCAACTGCTTTACGTCCTGTAATTTTAGCAATAGCAATAGCCGCACCGCCTGCACCGATGCCAATAATTTGACATTCGTTGTTAGCATTAGGTGTGCTTCCGTCGCTTGTTAAGAAACAAGTACGCTCAATTGTGTCACCGTCGTTTGAACATTTAAATTTATTAGAACCTTTTTGTTCTACAATGTAACCTTCAATTAGGCTTGATCCGTCGTGAAATCTTACTGGAACTGTTGCGTCTGACGCACCAGTTGCACCAAAGTATCTTTTATTAAGTGGTCTTCCCATTTGTTTTCTCCTTATTAGAAGTCCGATGCGAGTTCTAGTCGCTACGCTGTTGGTTCAGCATAAGTCCGCCCTGCGGCACACTATCTGACAAAAGTATTTATCTAAAAAGGAAAAAGGCCTACAACTCTCGCTGTAAGCCTTTTAATAAATTGTGTAGACAGGATTAGGTTTTCCTGCAAACCGGGGACCCGATACCATCTGAAACCCCAGTAGCCTAGTTCCGCTCGGTAGAGCGATGTGACACAGCGTATTTCTACTACCATGCCTGGGTACCACCCCTAACTAGCCAAGTTCGACGCTCTGGTAAACGCCTCTTCCTTGCACTACACTATAAAAGCCGTCGCCTTTATATTAAGTATAATATAGCAAATTGCTACGCAGAAGTCAACCTTTTTCTTACCAAAAAGTTAATTTTTTCTATATGGTGCTGTCTGAAAAGTCTTGTGTAGCACCAAAGGGTATATTTACTCATACACTTCTCCTAGTTAAAGGGTTAAAGTGCGTTCCTTCGCATTATGCTACTTCCGTCCCGTAGGATGAACGTAATATTATTTATCTGTTATTTGCCTTGTCCACGATACTTTTTGTAACTACGTTTTTTACTTTTATTCATCATGCAAGTAGATATTCTTCCGCCGCCGATTGATGTTTTCTTTTTTGTAGTTTCGTGTACTTCTATGTTCGGATTAAATTTAACACGAGCCATAAAGCCTTTCGGTTAGGGTTTTAGTCGTAAAAAAAGGGCAGTGTTGCCACTGCCCTTAATTTTGTTTTACAACTATATCTTAGCTGAATGAAACGTTTGCTACGCTTACTCTTGCTAAGTAGTCTGCCGCGTTACCTAGTGATGACGCAGTGTTGTTCAACTCAACATAACCATAACGTGTCATGAATGATACGACTGGTTCGAATGTTGATGGATCAAGTACAACACCTGAGCTCATTAGCGGGATGTATGGGCAATAGAATGCCGCCGCATCTGATTCGCTTGAGCCTTTGTAACCAACTAGTACGTCTTTGCTGTCTGAAGCATATGAGTTTACATATACTTTCATTGCACTGTTTAAAGTACCAACAAACTTAGTGTTAGTTGGAGCTTCAAAAGAACCTTCAGTTGTTCTTGCGAACGCTGAAGTTGTTGCAGACTGTAGTACAGTTAGAGTGTGTGGCGAAACAACTGCAAAGTTACCAGCACCACGTCTAGTTCTTTGAGCAATTTTGTTTGCCGCTCTGTTAATCATAACAGCTAGTGCCGCGTGTTCGTCACCTACGAATGTAGCAGTACCTGAAACGGCAGCCTGGTCAAACTGTACGTCTGATTCAGCTGAACCTGCTAAACTGTAAAGTGATTCAAGAACTTCTTGGTCGATTTCAGCGGTAATTTCTTGAGCTAGAGCAGCCATGATCTCAGCTTCGATGTCAATGCCTTGTTGAGCTTGTGCATCTTGTGCAGATTCAAAAGTCCAGCGAGCTGATAGCTTTCTGGATTTCGCTTCTACAGTTTGCTTTAAGATCTGAATGCTTAGTCTGTTACCAGCTGTACCTTCAAGAGCTCCTGTTGCGTTTGCCGCACCTGCGTCTGAGCCAGCTTCATCACCTGAATATCCAAGAGCAATCTTGAATGGTGATAGTGCTTCTTCACCTGCTACTGCGTCATCAGCTGTGTCGCTGTAACGTACACGTAGAGTGTGAATTTGACCAACTGGGCCAGTCATTGGTTGAACGCCTACAATCTCGTTTGCGATAACTGTGGGCATTACACGTCTAATAACGGGTAGGATAACTCTGTTAAGAGTTGCAACATTACCTGCTGAAGTAGCACCTGCCGATGCTGTTTCAGTTAAGTACTTCTTAGTGTTTTCCAAAGCAACGTCCATCACTGATTTTTTGTTGCCTGAAAGGCCTTCAAGAAGTGCTGTTTTTGTATCCTGCCAGCGTCCTGTTAATAGTTCTGACATTATATTCTCCTTATTTAATTCCAGCAAGACGTCTAATGTCGACTACGTTCTCTGTGAACGAGCCTTGCTTGCTGATGTCACTATCGATAGTTTCTTTGTTGCCTGTTACTTCTTTGCCTTCAGTGAGTGTTGCCTTTTGCTTTTCTGGAGTGTTGCCAGCCATTACGCTAGGCAAGTATTTTTCAAACGCCGAAGTTAACTTCGCTGTTTGTACTGATTCCAGTAAGTCGTTCATGATTTCCTTTTGTGAACCGCTAAGTGGACCTAGTAATTCATTTAAGGTAGCTGTGCGTGTTGCATGATCTTTTGCACGTCTAATTTCTGCATCTTTGCTTTCAACTAGTTGTGCCTTTTCATCAGCAGACGCTTTTGCTTCAGCTAATTGCTTGTCTTTAAGCTCTACTACTTTAAGTAGTTTTGCTGTTTCAGACTTTTCGTTCAAGTAGCTATTTTGATATTCGTTTGCAAACGCTTCAAATAGTTTACGTCCGAAATCATTTCTGCGAGCAGTTTCGATATCTTCTTTCAGTGTTGAAATCTCTTTCTTAAGACCCTTCTCAACTGCTTCCGCTACCGCTTTAGTACTCTTTTCTACAAAAGTTTTCTTAACTTCTGCAAACTTGGTTTTAGCTTCACGTACTAAACGTACTTTTGTTTCAGCTAAATCTTTCTTATCTTCATAGAATTCACCAATTTCTTTAGCTAATGCTTCTACAATAAATTCTTCTAACTTGGAAAATTTGTCAGCCATTGCTTTTTGATCTTCGTGAAGTTCGTTAATTTCTGAACCCAATTGCTTAACAACAAAGTTTTTCAGTAAGTCTGCATTTTCACGCATTGCTACTGCATACTTTGCTCTTGCTTCTGCTAGTTGCTTACGATCTTCAGCTAGTTCTGAAATTTCTTCAGCTAGTTTGTCTGAGATCATAGAATCAACTGCTTCGGTCATAACCTGCTTGTCGTGCTCATACTTTTCAGCAAATTCTTCACGTAGTTCGGCTGTCACTTGCAAGCGATTTTCTTTAATCTTGCTATTCCAAGCTTCTTGAATTTCAGCAGAGACTTCTTCGCTTAGTCCGGCTCCTTCAAAAAGTTGTTTAAGTGCATCCAACATGTTTTTCTCCTCTTTATTGGAGTTTGTTGATTATATTAATCAACGATTCCTTTAAATATTTTTGTGCCTTGTCATCGTGTTTTGTAGCTCTTGCAAGCTCAAATGCCTTGTAACCGCCTTTAGTGTTCATCAAGTGCTCGTAAATAGGTGTTGGATAAGCACCTGGAGCACTTGGCTGAGCAACGACATCCACAGTAATTATTTCAAAATCTGAAACATGACCGCTTCCGTCTTCTGATACGTTACCAGAGCCCCTAGATGAAACGCCTAGTTTAACTCCGCTTTCTAGCATTGTTTTAACTAATTGTCCCATTGGGGTTGGTAAGATTTTCAATTTTCCTAACCCATTATTTTCGTCCATCCACATCTGAGTAATCATATGAGATACACGATCAAGGTTAATGTTAAGTCCGTCTGGATGATCAACTTCGCCTAACACACTATAACCGCCTTGAATCTGGTCGTTGAGTGTTTGAACAGCCCGTCCGATTTCATTTACAGGATATACACGTTGGTTAGCATTACGCACACCGCCTTGTATGCAAATTCCCTTCATATAAAGGTCTTTGCCTCCGTTAGGATTATCGGTTGACTCAACTACCATCTGTGCTTGGTCAAATGATAGTGTTTCTGTTAGGTTAAACATTCGTTTATGATCCCATTAGACTTTTCGAGTTAGTGCCAGTTTCACCTGAACCTTTTTTCTCAGCACCGTGTCCTTTTGAGTTGTTACTCATTGACTTAGATGCTTTACCGCCTGGTACATTTACGTTACCTGCGTTATCTTCTTTAGGTCCTTGTGCCTTGCCACCGCTCTCTTCACCGCCTGCTACGATATTGGAAGCTGTGCCACCCATATCATTTTTGCCTGCTACTGGTGATTTTGTATTAGCACCGCTTTCACCTTTGCCTTTTGTTTCAGCACCGTGTCCGCCTGCTACTTTTTCTACGTACTCACGCATTTGTTCTGCTTCAGATTTACGAGACTTAGACTCATTCTTTGCTTCGTCTTCATCTTCGTCGTCTGCTTCAAATGCCATAGCTTCTTCTTCTGGCTCTTCTTCGCCGCCCATGTCATCCATGTCCATGTCGCCTTCTTCGTCGCCCATGTCATCCATGTCATCGCCGCCTTCTTCGCCGCCTTCTTCGCCAGCCATCATTTTTTCAAATTCTGCTTTAAGCTCGTCAAGTGCGTCTTCTAAATCAACAACACGATCTTCCATGTCATCTTCGCCTGCATCGTCCATACCTTCGTCGTCGTCGCCTGCTTCTAGATCGCCCATCATGTCGTCTGCTGGATCGCCGCCCATGTCATCATCGTCGGCTTCCATTTCAAATTCATCAAAGTTTTCATCAACTTCTTCATCAGACTCATCAACTTCTTCATCTGACTCGTCTACTTCTTCATCAGTAGTTTCATCTAAGTCATCATCTGACTCATCTACTTCTTCGTCAGTAGCTTCATCTACTTCGTCTTCGTCTGCTTCGTCAATGTCAAGGTCATTTTCTAAAAGACCTTCATAAATGTCTCTTGACTTTTCAATCACAAATTCGTGGAAAAGTTCTTCAGCTTTTGCTTTGTCGTCATTTACTAATGACTCTAGCATAGCTTCAATTTTGCTTGTATCTGCCATAACTGTTCTCCTTTATATAAATGTATCGTAAGGCTGTTGTAATGTATTTACTTAATTGTAAAAAAATCAGTGGAAAATAGGTGAAAAATGCTACTTTTTTTAAAAAAGTATCAACAGTGCCATTGTTTTTTAAAATCTGACACAGAAATATGCTCTAAATTAGAAAGATCTCGAAGTTGTTTTGGTACAAAACTATCTCCGTCTTTTACTACTCGTATATATCTCGTATCTTTATGATTTCTAATAGTAGTTAATGTTTGTCGTTCCCAATTTCCAAAATATGTTGCTGGATCTACACTCCTTTTATAGTTTTGTGTGTCTGCAAACAAATTGTTTACTTTATTATATTGTCCGTTACCTGACGGTAATCCTCTAAAATCAAAACCTAAAATGTAAATTGTATCATAACCGTGCATTGCACTAGCCATCCAAAGTGCTGTTGGACCGCTTGACCAACCTTTGCTTGGTTGAAAATATTTAAAATTATGATATGAGTTATATGCTTTGTTTGGATTGGTCCAAACTTCGTGTTTCATTTGATATCTATGAGCATTAATTTCATTTACCATCTTAACATCTACAGCAATCAAGTAGTCAGGAGTAAACGTTCTATATACTGCATTACAAGCATATATCTTGCCATGTTCTTTTAGTTGGGGTAATGAAATTGGTTCTCGGCTAGTTCCGTTGCCTACCACAAAGGCTGTGGCCATATTATTAAGCTCCTAATTCTGCGTTAGCATTGATGCCATACATCTGACGAAGGAATTCTAATTCTTTTCCTTTGTTTTCAGTATGTAGCTCAGAAGCTCTCCTTACTTTGTTGATTTGAGATAGTGTAAGCCTAGTTTTTCTAGTATCTTTCTTCTGTGTAATTGATTGGTCAAAAGAAGGATCGTACCCTTTGTCATCTAAGGTTTCAAGGGTTTCTCGATCAAAATAAAAGAATTCTCTCAGTTTCATGTTAGTATTTATACCGTTTGCTGTGTTGTGTCGCCTGCGGCACCAGCACCGCCTAACTCATCGCCTGTAACAGTATCAGGTGGTGTTCCTTCTCCTGTAACATCACCGCCTTCAGGACCTGCCATTTCATCTTCTAGTCCACCAAGGTCGCCGCCGATGCCGGCTCCACTAATACCGGCTCCTCTCATTTCTGCAGAACCATCCGGAGCAGGTGCTCCCATAAGTTCATCATTTTCTTCACGCCACATTCTTTCGTTCTCTGCAATCTCGCCTTCGCTTAGTCCTAAGAAACGTTTTAATGCAAAGCGATTTGATATAAACGGAATGCCTGCCATGTTTTGGAATGTTGGCACACGCTGATTGTCTAGTTCACTTTGTCTATAACTTGCAAAGTTTTGTGGTGGATTAAATGCAAGGTCAAACATTGAAATATCAACGTTAATGCCTTTTTCTAACAAGTAACGTTTAAACTCTTGATTGAATACTTCAGTTACTAGTCCTTGTAGTCTTTCACAATATTTGTTAAATCTATATTCTTGAATATAAGCAGTACCTACCCTACCGTCATTAAAAGAACTTTGTCCTTCATCTTGTGCCGCAGTTGGCAAGTACGAACTTGGAATACGTAAGCCTCTAATTAATTTATTAGTAAAATATTTTAAGTCGTCAATTTCGCCTAGGTTTGTGCCTCCAGGCAGAGTTTCAACCTTAGAACCTCTACCCTCAGCAGTTTGCGGGAAGAAGTAGTCTTCGTTGGTTGACAGAGGATTATAGCTCGAGTCTATGACATTAGTTCCACCTCCTGTCTTCGATGGGATACGTCTTTGATGTATTTCCGTTTTTACACGCTCCACAAACTGCATAGCAAGGTGTGAAGGCATGTTGCCCACATCAACGTAAAAGACTCTCCTTTCCGGAGCTCGTTGTGTTCTATAAATGATAATAGCATCTTCAAGAAGTTCTTTTTGTTTGTATACTTTAAAGATACTTTCTAATAACGAATTACCAAAAGGTGCATTATTGTCTAACCCTTCTGACAAACTTAAATGTACAATGTGTTCTGCTGGAATAGCAACTTCTTCTTCAGTTTGTTGAAAGCGTGAGCCTGCTTGTTTTTGAGCATTGCCTACCATACCTCTAACGCCGCCAGTTAAATAACCACTGCCGCCGCCAGTTACATTTCCATTTGTATCTAAAGGTGATGTTGCAACTTTGTCTTTAAAGTTTAAATTTACATCTTTAATAACATACTGCTCAGGCTTTTTGCCTTCGCTTTCATTAACAATAATACTTACAACTTTTGCAGGGTCTACATGATACCAAGTTTTAGTTTCTGGATCTCTAATAAAGAATTGATCACCATATTTAAAAACGTTTCTAATGATTCGAAACATTCTAGTTTCAAATCCTTGCATCTTAGTCCACTGTGAAAGTAATTGTTCTAATACTTTTACTTCTGTGTTAGTTGCGTCTTTTTTAAAATCAAATCTAAAGTTTGTTTTGTTGTGTGTGTTTTCTTGCGTACAAAATTCTGCAAGAATATCTAGTGCCGCGTTTACTTCACTATCGTTGTCCATGGTGTTGTATTGTCCATAACGTTCAACACGGTTAGGAGCACCGACATATACATCAGGAAGATAACTTGAATAGTTTGTTCTTGCAGGGCCTGGTTGATTTGCATACTTGTTGCTGAAAGGACTCATTGATCCTGTTCCGCCATTTTCAACTGGCACTACTGTAAAATTTTTCTTCCAACTCATTCAAATTATCCTAAATTATAATTTAGTGCAAGGTTTCTACGAACACGATCAAATGTTCTATCACTTCTATCGTTAACATCGAGAATCGCAAGCATTGTAGTATTTAAGTCTTTTAACAGCGTTTCAATGTTTTTCTGAGTGTCACTGCTAGCCGCTAGTTGTTGTGCCGCAGTAGCAATTTGGCTATTTGTTTGTTGTATTTCTGCTTGATTTTGTGTTACAGTTCCTAGATCAGGAGCGGTAGTATCAACGGTAGGTCCTGCACTTGCAACCGATGTTGAACTTGAGCTACTAGCAAATAGATCAGATAGAGGTTTTCCTTCTCCGCCTAACCAAGTTGGCAAATAGTCAGTAAAGCTAGGCAGTGAAATATCAAAACTAAATGCGTCTACAATGCTACTCCACATTTTGCCCATAGACTCCATAATATCCCAGTTTGCAACAGCATTATATGCATCATCAAATAATGACCCTACTAATGTTCCTACGGCGGCCGCTGCCGCACCGATTGCTAATAACGGAGCAGTAACGGGAGCAAATGCTATAGCTGCCGCAGTTCCAATAGCCGCTAATCCTCCTGCTACCACTTGACCTGCACTAGGTAACATTGATTCTTTAATACTTTCCCAAAGAGTTCCTAATGCATCGCTTACATATTCTCCAACTTTTTCTGCCGGAGGAAGTGCATTTGTTTTAAGCCAATCCATGGTTCCTTCAAACCATTCTGTCATTTTATTTTGTGCCGCATCGCCAAGTGTTTGATCTTCTCCTACGTCAAACATATTTTTTAGTAAACCGTTTACACTGTTTTTAATGTATTCAACTGGTCCGCCTACACCTGTTTCTGCATCGCCAAATGTAAAACTATCTAATAATCCGTCGAACCAATTAATTGTACCTTCAATAGCAGGTTTAAGACTGTTAAACATATCTTTAGCAGTACTGCCACTTATGTCTAAGTCATTAAACATTTCTGTTAAAGATTCAAACAATCCGCTGTTAACAAATGTGTCTAATATTTGACTCTTAAATGATTGCATAGATTGCTCAAGATTAGTCATAAATGCTGTAAATTTATCACCGGCGTTTTGTTCATCACTAATTAC